TTGAACGGCCCCGGCTCAGCACTGGCTGGGTATGTATGCGTCGGGTTAACCATCGAAGTGGTTTTCCTCCAACATCTGCATCAACGCCTTCGGGTTATGGTTGCGCAACTGCTCTTGGATCACCGACCCAACAGATCGCGCACCTTCGTTGTAAGCCGTCGCATCAAAGCTACCGGGGACATAGCTCTGAGAAAACGCATGGCCTGTTTGAAATATGAGGTGATACAAGAAACGGCGGCCGCGAGGCTGCGACACAATGAAGTCCAAATCCTTCTCAACATCTTCCTCTTCCCTTTTTGCCCGAGCTATGGCCTCGGGATCGCTAGCGTCATAGGTCATACAGCAGTGGTCCCGGTGCCGATCAAATCAGTCAGGGCGTTGGGGTTCTGCGTATCGGTTTCGCTGAGTACCTTGGCACCCTGAGCAAGCTGCCCAATCTGATCCATAGCCTGCATCTGCTGCTGTTCCTCAGCACGGGCATCGCGCTTGGCGTCCAGCTCTTCCTGCGAGATGATGACATCCGGGCTGGTGCCGAGCACGTCTGCGTACTGGCGCAGCGCCTCGTCGCTGTTGATGCCATCGACAATCTCCGGGAACACCGCGACCAAGTTGCCAGCAAAGCCCATGACACGTTCGAGGCTGGACGCTGACACAGCCTGCTGGGCCTGTGCGAGTAGCGAGATATATTCGACCTCAAGCTCCTCACCCGCCAACGCTTCAGGAGGTTCGGGGAGGAGACCCGCATCCAGAGCGTAATCGAAGACATCTTCGAGTAACGGGTCCAACAGCTCCACGTTCAAGCGTTGGAGCACCGGACCCAGCAGCACTAGTTTTTCTTCGTGCCGCTCCACCACTTCTGTGGCGGTCATCTGGCGGCGGTCGGAGTTAATCATCATAGCGAACAGGTCGGCGTAAAAGCCGCGCTGGATACGCTCCTGAACCTCCGCAATGTCCATCATCATTTCGTTGATGCGGGGCTGTACCTGATACGCAGGTATAAAACCTTGGCTGCCCTGCAGCGGATCAACGTAGGTGGTCTGTCCGGGCAGCACCGTGGATGGCTTACCCTTCAAGCTGGTGGGCGCAACCATCGGCGGGTTCACCATCTTGTCGATGGCCTGCGCCTTGCGCTTCTGCTGGTGCTGCAACTGCTTCACGTCACCGAGCGTGTCCATTCCGGGGCAACGCCCGTATACATCGCCGCTGAGGACATCCCAGCGCGGCACATAGGCCGGAAACCGCTTGTAGCCCCCCTCCATCAATAGCTCGTCGCTCTCAGCGCCCAGCTCGAAGTAGCAGCTCTTGAACGGCATATTGCGGGCGTCTTTCTTGTCGTAGTCACGATCAGCCATCAAGCGCGGCTCGATCATGTGCACGACTTCCACCAGCTCGTCGTAGTTGCTCTGGTCCCACAGCTTGCGGGTTGCCTTGCTGACGCCGGTCCAGTCCATCTTCTGCGTGCCGGGGTCATACACGAACTTCTGCACGATCTGCCCCACAGTCATCGTGAAGTGGCGGCCCAGCGTGTCTACCTCGCCCTGATCGTTCTCCGCGATGACGTACTCACCGACCGTCAGCGGGCGAAAGCGGATGACTTGGTCGAAGGATGGCTGGCGGTACAGAGGTGCCGTGCCAAACGCGCCCAGCTCGGTGTAGACCGTGTAGATCGAGTTGTAGAAGTTGGAGCGGTTCAGGATGGTCCGCTCTACTGCCTCGACCTGCGCCAGCCAGCGGCGAACATCCCCGTCATCCATCAGCTCGTCGCGCACCTTGCGCCGGTGCCACGGCCGTGCAGGCGAGGTCATGCCGGACATCATGCCAGCAGCCATTGTGCGCAGAGCCTGCGTCCCGGTACTGTCGATGATCTTTGTAGTGCGTTTACGGCCCCGGCTGTTCTGGCCTTCGATCAGATAGCGGCCGCGCCGTGGTGCCAAGTAGTCGGTGATCTCCATCCAGTGTGAACGGAAGGACGAGCGGTCGTTCTCCAGCTTCACATAGCGGCGATACAGGGCAGACTTCTTGCCCTTGAGGGGCACAGTCGTGTGGAGATTGTCAACGCTTGGCAGTGGCATATCAAGCCCTCATCGATGGGTACATGCGGTCGGCGGCAGCGCCTTGCTCGTCGTCCTCCATGAACTCCATTTCGATCACTTCGAGTGTAGCGCGTGCGCCGTCTTGTCCCTGAGACACCGACGCGACGCGCACTTTGCAATGGATCTCGCGGGTGTCGCCCACTTCACCAACGTCGCCCAGAGCGGCAAGCTGCTCCTCTTCGAGGTACAGCTTCGGCAGGTACTCGTCTTCACCAGCAAACGGGTCGCTCATAAGCGACCCGCCTGCGTCCTTCGATCCCATATGCACAGCCATATCAGTTAGCCAGCAAGGTCTGGGTTTTGCGCTTCTGGCTCGCCGCGCCCGTCTGACCCGGACCAATACCCTGCCGGTCCTCTGCCCGCTGGCTAGCGCCGCGAGCTGCGGTCGCGTCTGCCTTACCCGATGCGCGCCGAGACTGTGCGCCCCCCATCGGTCGGCTGGCCTTCTTCCCAGCCTGCTGCTGCTTAGCCTGAGCCTGCTCTACAGCCATCGCGCCGTACTCTCGGAGTATCCCCATCAACCGCCTCCCAGCAGGGTGCGTCTGGTCGTCGACGCCTCAGTCAACACACCTTGAGAACCAGTAACTCTTGTACCGCCGATACCAGCCATCTGCTTGGCGCGGCGGTTTTCATCGCGGCGGGCCTGCTTGACTGCCTCGTCAACTTTCTTCGGCGGCTCGGGCGGCGGTGGAGGCGGGGGTGGCGGGCTAACCTTGGGCGCGGACATAAATCCCATGACGTGTATCCTACAATTTGCGCAAATTGAGACTTGACAATACTACAATTTCAGGTCTGCGTCTAGCTAAACGGATCGTACTCCGCAGACGTTGCAGCAGTGGCTGTTTGGTAGCCAATCCGCGAGGGGTACACAGGCAGGACGTAGGTCAGCGCCAAGGCGTCCGCAAGATCCGGCGAGGGCAGGCCGCGCTTCTTGGCGTCCTCCTTACTCTCCAGCTTCAGCTCGTTCCGCAAGGTGTAGCCGTACTCCAGCCCGGTCAGGTCGCTCACGATGTCGGGATCGTCCGGCAGGCGGATGCCGTCCTTGATGGCGTCGCGCAGGTTGCCCCACATCTGCGCCCGGAGGTTGGCGTACCCCGGCTGCGTTGCCTTGCTGCCGAAGTTGATCTCGATGACATCCAGCCCGAGCTGCCTGCAGCGGTCCACGACACCGCCGCCCACGCCGCCGCCGTCGATGAATATGGCGTCTGGCTGCTTGTCGCGTGCGACCTCGGCTATCTTGGCGGCGAACTGCATGGTGTCCAGCCTCCGGAAGCGGTGGACGCCTTGGCTCTCCGCATCTCGGCCCTGCCGCAGGTAGATCACGCTCTGGTCGCTGCCAAACCGGGCCACATCGACCCCCATGACCAGCGGATCGTGCGGCTGCACCGCAGCCTCCAGCCCAATGCACCGGCGCACGTCCTCCGTCGGGATGAGCTGCAGCTCGCCAGCCGATGGGAACTGGCCCAGCACGCGAACCTTTACGAAGTCGCTGTCGACGCCGTAGTCATCGATCCACCCCTCAAACAGGCGCTTGTTCGTGATCTTCACGTCCCTGCTATCGATGTGGCGTCGGTTGTAGCGGTGCCGGAACCTGCCCTGCATGTTCTCGAAGAACCGGCCCGTGTTCCGCGTCGGGTTGCCAAAGTCAAAGGTCATCGGCTCGCCGTCGGTCAGGCCACCCTCGCGCACCTCGAAGATCTTGTCCGGCACGGCCGACGCCTCGTCGAAGATGTAGAACGGCGTAGCCTGCGCCGCGTGCAGCCCAGCAAACGCCTCGCTGTTCTCTTCGCGGCAGGTCTGAGCATCGACGCGCCACGTCTCGCGGTGATCGAGGTGGTACAGGTTCATCGACCCGCCGCCGCTGTTCAGGTGATACCAGTGCTTCGTGATACCCATGTGGTGCCACTTCGCCAGCTCGGCCCACGTCTTCGTTCGTAGCTGCTC